GCTAAAGTTTTTGCTTGCCATGTAGCATAACCTGTTAATGCAGCTTCTGGTATTGATGAACCAAATTGTCCGACAAAGTAAGATGCTCCTTCTATAAGTCCAACACCATCAGAATCAAAATTATTTATTGTTTCACTTATTTGTTTTAATCTTTCGTAATCTTTTATATCTTGTTCGGTTGGCACATAATTAAGATCAAATCCAGTTTCTAAATCTTTAAATTGAACATTATTGTTTTTAAATCTTTGAGCAATAAAACCCATTTCTCTGCTTAATACACCTTTTCGTATGCCTTGCCATGCGTCTTCTGGTACAGATGCAATACTTTGAAAAATGTTTTCGTTAGAAGCTAATCTTGGAATATTGTCATATGCTATAGCTGCAAAATTAGGATCACGCAATTGCCTAGCTAAAACTGGATTTACCATTGCAAGTTTTCTTGCTTCTATGTCTTGTTGCCTAGCTCTTTCTTTTAAATAATTTAATGTTTCATCACTATTAATAACCATATCGTCTGGTATATTTAATTCTTTTGCTAATCGCTGTGCTTCTCCTGTACCGTCTGGATCATTTTGTGCAGCAGAATTTAATAAAATTCTTAGTTCTTTATCTCTTTGTTTTGCTTCTGCTTCATAATATCTATCAAATACATTGTAATTTTCACCTAAATTTTGACTAGGAGCATATTGTATTAGCCTTTCATTGTTGTTATAAAAATTGTCAAATGCATTAGATGATGTCATAACTATTTTAAATTTTCGGGTGCTAATTGATAATTTAAATTTGCGTTTATAAATTCTTCTGCTTCTTTTAATGTTTTTGGTCTGCCAAACTTAACCCACTCCTCTGCTATGTTTTGTTGATTCATAGGCAATTTACGTCTATACAAACTACCCATTATTGCAATACTTACCTCTTTAGTAATTTCTGATGTAAATATTTGTTCAGTTTTAGTACTTCCGTCTTCTTGTTTTACTTTTACTTTTACAAATAAATCATCTAACCTGTCTGGCATGACAGTACTTGTTAGTGTATTTTTTTCTTTACCAAAACCAAAAGTACCTTGTAAATTAACTTTATCCATTAACACGTTGTTTAATATTTCAACTTTTTGTTGTCTTGTTAATTTTTTGTTTGATATTCGTTGTGCATAATCTATTCTATCAACCCATTCTGTGTGTATAGCTCCAAAATCTGCTGCATTACCACCAAACTTAGACTTGTATACCCATTCAAAACCGTTTTTAAACATAACATCTTTCATTAAATCTTTATTGCCGTTAGCTTCTATATATTTATCTTCACTTTGCAAATCTTCTGCATACTTTTTTAACCCTAAATAATCTGATTGCGATATATTTTGCATATACGCAGGTAAATTATCTCTTATTTCTTTTGGATTATTAATTAACTCAGCATATGTAAGCACGTCAGTTTCGTTTGGTTGTCCTTTTTTTAATAACTCTTGATCGCTTTCACTAAAATTTTCTATTTTTATACCGTTAGCTTCTAAATTTTTCCAACCACCTTCTTCGGCAAATGCTATTTCTTTTGCAGCGTTTAATTCTTCATTATAAATTTTTGTACGTTCACTACTAATTTTTTTGTATTTAATTTCTAAATCTTGTAAGGCATATTTTTGTTGTTTAGGATCTGTAATTGTTTCTTTTATTTCTGCTTTTAAAACTTCTAACGGACGTAATCCTGTAATAAAATCTACGTTACTTGTAAAATCACCATCGTAGTTAATACCTTTTTTTATTATTTCTAAATCGTTTGCAATGGTAACTGCAAATTCACCCTCACCAAACCGTCCATATATTTTGTTTGCTTCTTCAGAAATTAATTTGTTGTAGTTATCTATTATTTTTTCATTAATTTGTTTTGCATATGTTGCATCTTCTTTGTATTTAACTGTATCTATTTCTAAACTAGATTTAGCTTTTGTGTATAGAGAGTCTGCTTTTTTAACACCTAAATGTTGTATGGCAAATAAATGTGTTGTTTGATGTTCATTTATTAGTGTTGCATTAGAATCAAGCTTATAAAATTTTGATTCGTTTCTTATTTTTTCTAACGTATCAATATTGTTTTCTTGTGTTTGACCTGCAACTTCTACTTTGTCACTATGATGCCCATCATAGACAGACGCACCTGTGCCATCATCTTCATGATGATTGCTTTTAAGGCACATTAATTTTTTTGTTTGATCTAAAAAATTACCAGTGTTTTGATTACCGTTAGCAGTTAAAACGCCATTAACACATTTTTCACCATTGTAATCTTTATGCTTATCTTTAATATATATTTCTAATTCAGTAACTACATCTTTAATTTCTTTTGGTTTATGCATATCTACATATTGCATTGCTAACTGATGTCCACCGGGTAATTTATTTAGTTCGTCTACAACACCTTTCATTACTTCATCGTTATATTTTTGCACTTGTTCTAAATATGTTGAGTTTAACAATCCTTTACTTGGATCTGTATTACGACCATTTAATTCTGCGTGACGTTTTATTTCTAAAAGTCCTCTGTAATAATTAATAGCGTAATCTCCACCTTCTTCTTGAAAACTTTCAAAACTATCTATTGCACCTTTTTTGGCCATATTTACGTTTGATTGTGCTTCTTCAGTTAATTTTAATCTGCTTTGTTTAAGAGAATGTTTACTTGCACTATTTACTGATATACGTTTTGACGCAGCATATTTGTCGTTAAATATTCGTTTTTGACTTTTGTTATCTAATGTTTCTAAATATTTATTAGATATTTCTTCTAAATCATTTACTAATTTGTCATATGCAGTTATAGGTTTATTTGTTTCTTCGTCATAACCTACTGTTGCTATGGCATCACCACGTTGCAAATTTAAATATTCATTTACTTTTACATCTGCTTCTTCTTGATATCCTCTGTATGCTTCATTAGATTTAATGTCATCATGCTGATCTTGTAAATCTGCTGCTATTTTTGCAAATTGTTTTTGTGCATTACTTAAACGTCCTATATCTTGTGCAACACCTGTATCTTGTACTGGCTGTATATTAGTTGCAGAAAATAATGGTGTTCCACCAGTTTCTATTTGTTCTGTAGGTGTTTGTTGTAAAGGTACTGTTGCCATAATTATTCAAGTCCGGGAATTAAACCGTAGCCATCGTTTGCTGCAAAATCACCAACACCTGACATAAGTGTACTTGTCATATTTAAAAATGGACTAACAGTTGATGCGGTAGCAAACATATTACTTGCTGATACACCTAACATATCTGACCTTATATCAGCTTGCACCCCTCTTGTTCTCATCTGGTTTGCAGCCCTTACTCTATTACTATTCATTGTTATCTTATCTAATTCTCTCATTACAGCATCCGATGCAAACACATTGGCAACACTACCGTATCCAAGTTGTACACCTCTTGCAGCAAAACTTGTTCTAGCTTTTCCTTCTTTTAAACCTGCTGCCATTGTCTTAGTCATTATTTGTCTGTTATATGCTCTAAATACTTGTTGTGCTTCCATTTCTAACATTTCGGCATTAATTTTTGCCATGTCTTCTTGATGTTCAAGTGTTAACCCTGCACTTTCTGCTTCGTATTTTTGTCTGTTTGATGCTGCAATATTGCCAATAAGACCTGTTACAGTACCGCCTATTGACATTATTCCGCCTACTGTATCCCAACTTTTCCAGTTTATTGCCATAAGTTCAACACCTACTTATTTTTATACTATACAAACAGTTTATCGGTTTACGGTTACACTATCCACCAATAGATACTTCTAACGTAACTCCAACAACTGTTAATGGTAATGGATCAGTTTGCCTAATAAATATTTGACCATAATCTTGCCAAGAAGGAGTAAGCATTATTTTTATATCTTCTGTCTTTAAATTAGGTGGTGACCCATATGGTTCTGTTGTACGTTGTTTTGCTTCTGTTAATTTTTCGGATGTAGGGCCAACAAATATACCAGAACTCTCAAACACACGCAGCCAAGCATGGTTTAAGTTTTTAACACGACCTTGACCAACAGCTTCTGTTTGCAATGCTAATGGTAACGTTTGCAAATCACATACATAAGGCAAACCTATGTGTACAACACTAGCTGCACGATTTAATACAATACCGCCATTACTATCTACAACTTTAGTTGGATGTACAGCACCGTCAGCTAATATGCTTACTGTTTTACCTACTAAATGACTTAACCCAGATAATGTTTTTTCTGCTATTTCATATGTAGTTATTGCTGTGTTTTGTAAACTGCTAGGCAAATCACGATCAAGTTTTACAGTTGCAGTATGGTCATCTGCAATAGCTGTAATATCACATCTGTATGTTTCTGTACCATCTACAATTACTATTGCATCATTTAAATCTGTAGTTAAACCATTACTGCCTACTTTAAATACAGGTATAGAAGATGGAAATTCTAAAGTAACAGAACTACCTTTTGTATAATTACCGCTGCTTGTTATAGTTACAGTGCGTGAGTTGTTTGTATTTGTACCGTTATAAGTCAATCCAGAATCTACAAAAAAACTATCACGTTGCGATGCATAATCTCTTGTACCCATGCGTTCTATATATCTTTTTGTATTGCCATTTATAGTTCTTTTAATTACGCAATATGCTGCGTCTACACTACCTTCAGCTACTGTTGTAACGCTTTCAAATGTACCGTCAGTATCATGTTGATGCCACGCTCCTACTTGTTGTTCTGGTACATATGTAAGACCTACTAATTTACCGCTTGTACTAATCATCCAAACAATTGGTGTTGGTGCTTTAGCTAAAGTCATATCTGTAATATCAAAACCATCAAACAAATGTGCTGCTCTTATAGATAAATCACCAGTAATAAAACCATTAGATTGCCAGTTATAACCTAGTTCTCTTGCATGACCACCACGGCTTGCAATATAAACCATACTGTTATTAACAACTACAGGTTGCGTATCATTAGCTCCTACATATGATTGTGGTTTTACTGCTATAGATGTAGGTGTTATTGCATCACTGTTTACAGATGTTACTCTCCACTCCGCAGCTTCTGTCATAAATAACAATTGCGTTAGCGGTACTATATGTTTTATTCTGTTTGCTTCACGAGCAGCAACTTTAAACTTAATACGATCATCATCTCGTATTGGTAATTTAAACGACATATCACTTTCTGTACCTGACCTAGTCATAAATATAGTTTGTGGTTCATTATTAGTACCAGCAAAAACTCTACGTTGTTCAAAATAAGAAACAGCGTTAGGAAAATTATTTGTACCAGAAAATATAGTTTCGTATCTTGGTGGTGTTATAGCAAAATCTGGTGCAATATTATTATCAACAATGTTATATGTGCTTGGATTGCTTGATGAATCGTGATCTTTTTCACCAATAAAACCAAATAATCCACCTTGTTCTTTGTACACTCTGTATCGTGATGCACCTGTTACTTTGTTCCAAGTAATAGTATTTTTAGCTCCTGTCACAAAAATATTGTTAGATACAGTAGCAGTACTTGATGCTGCACTTTCTCGTACTCCGTCACTGGCTAATGCTGTAACAACATATGTATGATCCTCGTTTGTATCAGAGTTGTTACTTGCTGAAGAAGGCATATATGCAGTAACAGATAACCCACTTGGTGCTGATATTGCTGCGGTAAAATCTATATCAATAAAACGCCATAATGTTGCACCATATCTTCTTAGTTCTGCCGGTTCATGATTAGGATGCACTAACGTCATAACGTCAGAAGATTGCACAAATTTTATATCAAATAATTCTGATTCCTGATATGGTGACGGCACTTCATATGTCATGTCAGAAGGCAATGCATACCAATTTGTAGAGTTAGGTGGTGTGCTATTTGAATGTGCTGTCTTAGCGTAATAATTTACGTTGTTATGTTTTGCTATATCGCCAATAGAATAATTAGTAATGCTACTCCATGCTGACCCATCTGTATATTGTAATGTTGCACCTAACGTATGAAATCTGAAATATTCTTCACCCATTTCTATAACCATTGTCTGCGACACATTAAACCTAAATGGTATTAATCTTGTTTGTTTTGTAGAATCTTTTACCTCTTTTACAAAAAAGAACCCCGGTCTGTTTTCTGCTGGCCCTTGTGGTTTAGCAATAAAATTACGCATTGTTGCTGCACCTTGTTGATATTTACTGTCATCAATACGACCTGCCATTTCTGGTGATATTTCACCACTAGAAAATGATTTAAGAAAAGTGCGTGTGTTTGGCATTAATTACCTCCCAGATGTCCAAGGCACAATATGTTCTACTGTTATATCTCTATGTAGATTGTCTTGTTGTTTTGCACTTGCCAAATAATTACGCATCATTTCTGTACATCTTTTTGCTTGTGCCATACCTTGATCACCTTTAATTATTGGCCCTGCCAACATGGATGCTAAATGCCAAGATAAAGTAACAACAAACAATGGTGAAAATGTAGTTGTATCAGTTACTAATGATTGATATCGCAATAATGCATTTTCTTGGTTGCTATAAATATAAATTCCTTCAACTGCAAATTGTTGAGGTGTATAATGACCAGCTACTATTGTTGGAGAATAATTAGATGTAATACCTCCCGGTGTATCGCCAGAAGACATTCTTGTAGAGTAATCGTTTTGTGCTGTAGGAGATATTATTGCAACAGGTGTCATCATGTCAGCAGGTGCTACATATGCATATTCCCACTGTTCTAACGTATTAGTTGTTGTTGCTAGGCTTGCACGTTTTGCAGCAAAATTCCAAGTATGCGATTCTAACAAACTGTTTCTTGCTATAGGATAATATCTTGCAGCGTGTTCCGCTTGAGCAGAACCTTCTGGTGGTTTTATCGAAGCAATAGTTGCATCATCGCCTAAATGTGCCAAGGCAAGGTTGCAAATATCTATTTCAGTTGCCATTACATCTCCTATAAAAATAGGAGGTTAGCAGTATTACTACTAGCCCCCTGTAAAAAATTAAGAAGACCAATACCTATTTACTAGCTGTTACAAGTTGATTAATAAGAGTTTCTTTTGTTTGTCTTCTATCAAGCTCCACACCAATAGAACGACCATAAATTTCGAGTTCTGCTTTAGTCATTGATTCATAATCAATAGATTGACCAGTTGGTTGAACATCATCTGGCAATACGGTTGTGTTTGACGCCACAGGTAAATCAGGTTCAGTTCCACCAACTAATTCAATATTACTATTAAACTCTCCATTATATTCAAACTCTTCGTCAGCTTCACGCATGGATTGACCAACGAAACACTTGACTTTTGCTCTGTAAATAGGCATAGGTTGCTCCTTATTAAGCTACGGTAAAGCCGGAAGCATAGTACTTCTGACCGTCACCAATTGTTTCTACTATATCAGCAGTAACTTTACCAGCGTTCATAGTACCAGATACAACATATCTTGCACCAAGGTATCTTTTACCTTTACCAGCAATGTCTGGATTAATGCGTACAACAATGTTCTTACCTAATGTAAGACTTGCTGTCACAATTGCATCACTACTACCAATAACATCGTGACTAGATAAGTTAGCGTTAGCACTAGTAACTACTTGAAAAGTAATGTTTGTACCATTTGCAAATGCTTCTGTTAAAGCAAAATTCATGTACAAAGCAGTACCTTCACCAACATCTCTAGCAACACTTAAATCAACAGTGTTAGTTGAGTATGCAGTAGAAGTAACTGCTTGATCTTCGCTCACTCTGAGCAGACTATCTGTAATCATTTTAGATCTCCTTTAGTAATAAAAAAT